GTCTGATAACTCATCGGCACCCGAATCCAGAATGGCAAAGGGATCAGAATTGAACTTATGTTGAAAAAAATCCGTTAATTTCATATTTTCCGCCTGAAAAATAACCCTGCGCAGTTGCACAGAGTGGGCGAAACGTACTAAAATCAACTTGAGTTGGAGTTGATCTACTTTTTAGTACAATTTCTCCCGAAAAACCCCGGACGCCACATCCGGGGTTTTTTATTGTCCAAATCCAGAAATTGCACAAAAAACATACAATTTTTGGGATGTGTCGTTCCCGGTCAAACGCTACTACGCCACATAATAGCGAATGATCGGTTAACTAAGCAAATACTGCTTAGTATTATTAATTACTTCGATTTTATTGTGTGAGATTTAGCCACAAAAATCACAGAGTGGATCGAAATAATGTCGTCAAGATCGCTTATCAATCTTTGGTTTCTGTCCGTTGGTGAGTCAAAAAAGTACTGCCCTGAACGCATACTGGCCAGAATTTTGACGCAGGAGCCAGACTTCTCATGAGTCATAACAACGACATCTTCACCGGTTATTAGCTCACTGTCAGGGTCAACAATCACGACTTCACCCTCGTTATAACCACAACCAGGATCGCCAGATACTTTTAGTCCATAAAGACGCTTATTCGGAACGGTGATATCGACGAACTCGTTATAGCTACCGGAGCGTCCCATTGAATCAAGCCATTCGCTGTTGGGACCTGTGAGAGTCGTTCCAACGATAGGAATTCCACGCTGGCCATATGTAACTGTGCCGTTCAGTATCCACTCTATAGGCCGATCCAGCTCTTTTGCTAACTTCATAGCCAGATCCAGCGATGGCATAGCATCAGTGTTTTCCAGGTGAGACATACCTGCGCTGGAAATACCAACGCGTTCGGCCACGGCTCGCATGGAATACTTTCTTTTATCGAGGCTTTTCAGTTCCTCGCGGCGTTCTTTAAGCCATTCACCACGTTTTTTCATAAAAAGCATAATAGATCACTTCTGTACAGCTAGCTATACAACCTTAATCACAAATGATCGCTTTATTAGCTCAATACACTGTACATTTATGGTAAGTTTACTTATCATTTTCACATGAAAACGAAAGATGTCTTGTCGGTTGTTGGTGGAGTAGGGAGGTTGTGCCGCCTCCTTAACTGCACTCGTAGTGCGGTGTATCAATGGGGAGAAGAAGTCCCGGAAATCCGCCAGTACGAGCTGGAAGTTAAGACCAACCGAAAACTGAAATCGGATTACACACTGCATAGAAAGAAGGATGCATCAGAACGTGGAGATAAATAAACGTCCAGTCAGGGACACCATGTCATCTGTAGTTATCAAAGCTACTCTGCAGATGTTAGCCGAAACAGGCTCCAGTGTTGCTGTATTTGCTACAGAAAAGCTGATTCCTGCCCTTGAGATTCAGGGGTTGGTTGATATGGGTTCAGAAGGTGTACGTGTTGATGAGTACATGCGCTGGCGTAGCCGTTGTATTAAACGAGCACAACGAGTCCTGGCAGGAGAAACACCTATGCCTGCGGACTGGATCATTACATGGATGTCTGTTCTCCCGGAACTCTATAAAAATAAATGTTCACAAAAGATAGCAGCAATGCAGGGACTGCAATGGGTTCGCTTGCCGCGTTATAACCGGATACGCATCGAATCTGTTGATGCGGAAATTGATTCAATCACGATGAAATTTGGCGAAGTTCTGGCCTCATCATCGCCTGCTCATGATGGGGTTTATGACAATAATGATGATAAAGCCGCGCTGAAGCAGCTGCAGAATCGATTGACAGAAATGGCGGCCTATATAAGACGAGAAATTATCAATATTGAGATGGCTACCGGCATTTCTCCTGATTATGTGGAGATAGGCGAGAAAAGTCCGTTGTCGGGAGGCCGCCGTGTTACAGCTTAATTATGTACGTGATTCTATTACTGCTGCGCTTCTGGCGTATTCAAAATCACAACGAAACCAGATTGTGGTAATGAGTGAAATGGCCGGGGCTTCAAGGAAATATCTTGAGAAGCCTGTTCGTGAGATTGAAATAAACGGGAAAGTAGTAGTTGTTGATGCAGAACCAGTCAGCTATCACGAAGGCAAAAAATTTAAAACGAGTACGCTGCCTGTTTCTCCCGATATTTTCAGACAGGCTAGCTGGCGACGGGCTATGTATCAGTTACCAGAACAATATATCGCATGGTTAAGTTATTGCTATGGTGATGCACTGTCATTCGACCATCAGACAATATTGAGCGTTCATATCTGGAATGCGTTGCAAGTTTATCAAAAAGAAAACGGCCTTCCGAAAATGAATAGCACTACCACAAAGAAATTAAAGATTCTGGCATGGCTAGCAATACAGGAAACAAAAAATTTTGTTAATCGCGGAGAGTATAAATATTCGCAGGAAGAGTTAAGTGGATTTTGTGGTATCAGTTATGACGGCTGGCGCCAGAATCATAAAGAGCGCTGGGAGGTTTTGTTATCAAGCTGTATTCAGCTTGATCGTGAGGCTTTGATTCATGTCGATCAATTACGGAAAAAAGCAGGTTGCCACAGGCGGTGATATTCCACCATGTTTGTGTAAGCAGACAATGCACAGGCAAGCGACTAAGCCAAAGCTAGTTCATTCAGATAAACGAAATCAATACATAATGTTCTGCCCTTCATGCGGATTCAGAACACACCCTGACTGGTGCAAGAATGCTGTTATAGCTGAATGGTGTGGAGCTAATAAGGCAGGTGACATACATATTCAGGAGCTATGGCTAAAACGGTATAACGAACAGCAGAAAGAAAGTATTGCAACTAAAAAACATGTCTTTTGATAGTTGGGACCACGGTCCCAATAAACAGGAGCAGAATATGACCGAGCATTTGTTTGGCACAAATAAAAATTATTTTGATTCAGGTGACTTTTCACATCGTTATTTCTATCAACTACGGGGATGTGTTCCCCCACCGCTGAGGAAGAGAAAAGAAGTAGAAGTATTAAAACCAGTAAACAATACGCCTCGCCAAAAGAGTATTCGGGAATTAGCAATGGATAAGGCAAGAGCTAAGGCAAATCGTCGCTACAGAGGATAAAAAATGAAAAATTTTCGTACCGCATTCCCTTATGTCACGGAGATCACTGTCCCGGATGATATTAATGAGCTACTGGATAAATATAGTTTTGATGGCCTGTCAGACAGTGATCGCCGTGGGCATGGATGGGGGCTAATTGGCGATGACAGAATGCTAAGTGTCGACGGTAAGTATCTCTTGCGGTACTGCGCCAGTCAGCGTAAGGCTAACCCACTTGCTGTTCATAAACTGGCAGGAGAACGCCAGCAGAAAGCAATTGATGAAGGTAGGGAAATAACCCCGGCGCTTATGGAAGAGTTTTTATTTCAGGCTGAAAGTGAAGTAATTAAATATGCACCTGTAACTACAGTTTCAGTATTTCTTCTTATATGGCCATCAAAGAGGTTGCTGCTTGCGTCAGGTAGCACTGCTGCAAAATGTGAAGAAGCATTAAGTATGTTACGAAAAACACTTGGCAGTTTAAGTTCTTATCCGTGGGGATTGTGTTCCACCATTTCTCAGGTTGTTACCGATGTGATGACCACAGATAAAAGCGTTTATAAATTGCCAGATAATTTAGTAATTTCCCCATTTGGTAAGACCATATTTACCGGAGAAGACTCATCATTAAAAATTGTTCTTGATGGAGTACAGAATGATACAGATGACGCAAAAAGTATGCTAAATGGCATGATGGCGCGTTCGGTTGAAATGTCATTAATAGATCGTCCTGCGAACGGACAGATTAAAAATATGGCAAATTTTATTCTTCATATGCCTCCTGCTGGTAATGCTCATTTAAAATGTTTTGATTACGATGATGATGTTGAACGTGATGATGGAATCTCTTCCCTTATCGCTGAAATGCATCTGGTTTCTGCCTATGTAGTTACTATTTTATCGGCAGTGGAAGATTTTACCGGAATGAAATCGACCGGAGCTAATGTTATTCAGGAAGAATAATGTCAATCGGACTTTTTATACAAGGACCAATGGAAGAGAAAGAAGCTGAAGAACTGGCTGAACGATACAGGAAAGCTGGACGCCGGGTTAATGTCACACTTTCGTTTCAGCCTGGTTTAAAGCTGGTTCAGGTTTACTTGCCTGAGTTTGAGCACAGACCAAAGGCATCGAGAATCTATCAACAGAAAATATGGAGATAAGTATGAAAAACATTCAGAAAAGCATTCTGAATATGGTAATGCAAAAATGGCTCAATAGTGACTATTTGATAATCGATACAGAGACTACCGGTCTTGATAACAATGCTGAAGTTATTGAGATTGCAATTATTAATATGCATGGTGATGTTCTTTTGAACTCGCTAATTAAACCTACCTGCTCAATACCAGCAGCAGTTACAAAGATAAATAATATTACTGATGAGATGGTAGCCGATGCGCCGTTATGGCGTGACGTGTTTCCTGTAATATTGAATATCATAGAAGGAAAGAAATGGTTAGCATGGAATTCTAAATTTGACGCCAGATTAATTATTCAGACTGGTGTTATAACTGGTTATTTTGAAGATCTTCCTGCCAGTAAAATACTGGATATAGCCGCAAAAATTAATAATTCGCAGATTGACGCAAAAGCGATTTATGACCAGTGGTATGGAGAGTTTGACAGTAAGCGGAATAACTTTAAACGACAGCGTCTGACCACCGCAGCAGAACGTCACAATGTGTTAGTTAACGGCGCGCACAGGGCGTTGGCCGACTGCATGATGGTTCTTGGCGTTTTAAATGCTGTATGCCAGCCCCAGGATAAGGGGGAATGAATGGGAACAAAAACCATTTGGGATGGGAAAGACCTTCCTCCTGTCGGCTGTCAGGTACTCATCAACCTGGCTTCTGTTGGTATGCGTCCGTATGAAGTTACTGGCTATGAGGTGAGGCGTTCTGTAGAAGAAACGCAATATCCATCCTGGCTTTATGTGGTGAAAATCAAAGTTAAATCGCTCGATGGAAAGTCAGAAAACGAGCGATTTCTTAATGAAGTTTTCCCACTGGACTGGCGTGAGGATTGACCATCATGAGACTGGAAATGCACACCCTGGACGGATCGGTGATTGTTGAAAGCAATTTGGTAACACAGTTCTATCCCGACAATGAAAGCGGCGGCGAGTTAACAGTCATCGAGACTATTTCAGCCACTGGAGAAACTTTCTCTGTGAAGGTTAAACACTCGTTTCTTCAGGTAACAAGTGCGCTGGCTACAGCTTGGAGCATCGACGAGAAGAAAGCTGAAGGAGCTGCATTATGAGCAAGAAAGCAGGATGGGCCAGGCCGATTAACGCCAGTAAACATCATTTCTTCGCAGAGGATGAAGTCACCAGCATCTGCGGTCGCTGGATGTATTTCGGACACGACCGAGAACCAGACACTTTCGAAAGCCCTGATGACTGTGCTGCGTGTCGTCGGAAACTGAATAAGGAGCAGCCGGCATGACAATCGACAAACAGGCGCTGCGTGATGATATGTGACAGGCGCGCGAACAACTGGAAGCCGCAGAAAAGCAAGTGGAAGAATTAACGATGTGGGTTAAACGTTTGGCCCATTCACTCAGAAACGCCAAGCCGAACAGCAAGTTATACGGTGCCGCAATGGACTATTTGAGCCGTAAGGGGTTAATCAGTGTGGAGGATGTATTGAGATGACCACTATTACCAGAGAACAGCAAAAGCAGATTTTAATTGATACAGCGAACCACGTAATCAGTCGTGATAACACGTCACCGTATAGCGAAAACCTGCGCGAACTGGCGCGTATAGCGCTGGCAGCGCTTACCGCTGAGCCTGTGCGATATCTGAATAAATTTTCCGGCACATGCGTGACGTTAGAGCAGCAGCCAAATGCTGCTGATGATGTTGCCGTGTATATACCGCTCTACGCCACCCCGCCAGTACCAGAACGCGAACGTATTCGCCGTGAACATGCTGAATGGTCTGATGCCACATTCGGCGATATCGGTCCAGTCGGCCCACTGAAGCACCTTTCCAAAGAAGCGCTCGAGGCTGCTGCTGACCCATCCGATCCGCTTGAGTGGGCTGATATGCAGTTTTTATTGTGGGATGCCCAGCGGCGCATGGGCATTTCTGACGAATTCATTACGAGGGCGATGATTGAAAAGCTGGAGATAAACAAAACCCGCCAGTGGCCGGAGCCGAAAGACGGCGAGCCGCGGCTGCATATCAAAGAGCAGCCAGTGCCGATAGTACCGGAGAAAATGTCAAAACATGCACTGTTTGAGGTAGCTATCGCCAGGTTCAGTAAGATGAACGAGGGATTCCCGATCAAGCGTTTTAAAGCAGATTGGGTTATTAGTTGGATGCTGGAAAACTTCCCGCCGGTAGCTCAAAAGCAGGGAGATAACTGATGGCAGAAGAACAGAGACTAATGCGTATTCTGGCCCAGCGAACCCAACGAGGCTTGAAGGCTGGAAGTGACGGATTTACAACCACCACGTTGCTGGCGTTTGATATCGGTCTTAACACCAGAACATTGCGTAGAGTATTAGACGCGGCTGTTTGTGCAGGAGCTGCTGAAAGACGAGATAACGGTCCGGGTAAGCCATTTAGCTATCGAATCAGGGTGCGGTCATGATTTTGGATCATCGCAGCAATACAGCAAAGGAGCATCGTGATACCTGGAGAACGGACCCGCGCATGATTGCGGGTTTGTTTGAACTACTGCGGCCCTGTTATATAGACGGCTGCGCCAGCGATGAAAATCATCTCCTGCCAGAATACTTTACTAAACAGGAAAACTGCCTGCAGCTGAACTGGAGGCTGGAAGCAAAAAAGCGTGGAGTGCCGCCGGCTGTTTATGTTAATCCTCCATTTTCTAAGGAGGATACAACGGTAGCGACTCCCCATAATGGTATGGCTAACTTTTTCAGAAAAGCCAGAGCAGAAGCGGAGCATGGTGTTTACTCTCAATGGTTGTTTCGTGCTCGCCCCGGTGAAGGCTGGTTTCCGTGGCTCTTGGCCAGCCGTATTTGGTTTATCGTTGGTCGCGTTGGATTTGTCAGTTCTGAAACACTGAGGCTTGATGATCAACAAACAGAGAACCATTGTGTTGCTGAATTTATCCCGGATGAGCTTCCATTTATGGCTACCGGACTGGCGCTGAACCGTGATGACATCATTTCTGCTGGGGAGAAAGTTATCACTAAAGGCAAATATCCAATAATTACAGCACGATACGCGCAATTAATGAGCTAACGAACATTTTTTAACATAAACCGCTTGGATTATTCCCCCTCCGTTATTACACTGTATAAATAAACAGTATATATCGGAGGGAGCCTTATGCGCCTGGAGATTCTTTTTGATAGAGAAGCAAAAATTCCAGTAAAAACAATGGATGCACTATACCATCAGGTTGAGAAGCGCCTTTCCCCTTTATATCCCCGTCTTACATTACGTATCGCAAAAGGCAGCAGCTCCGCCGTACAGGTTTCTGGAGCAAAAACTGACGAAGAACGCGAGAGTGTTATGTCAATTTTACGGGAGATTTGGGAAGACGATAGCTGGCTTCCAGAGTGATTAACATTGATCATCGGGGTTTGGTTGAGGAGGTAAGATGAACGGAAATGAGCTTTGTAGTTCTGATTTATTAGCTGAAAAATTGAAACATTTGTCGTCGATGCTTCAAATCGCCAGGCGAACGCTGGACAGTAATGAGGGATGCATTTACCTGAATGAGGTCAGCGATATGATGGGTGCAGCGGGAATCATGACGCAAGAATGTGAAGTACTACGGCGCCAGATAGACGCCGAGCTATACCAGCAAAATAGTAAATATTTTAACTACTTCAACCAGTCCCAATAGAAAGGTGGGACCGGAGTCCCACTTTTTAGTAGAGCGCTTTTATATCAATTTTCGCCCCACAGGCATCAGCATAGCGGGATAGCGTTTTTATGCTGGCCCCTAGCGGGTTTCGCTCAAGTCTGGATATGGCCGATGGGCGGATATCCAGGCGTTGTGCGACTTCTGTTTTTGTCAGTCCTGCATTTTCCCGCATTTCGTAGAGCATTTCGATAAGAGCAAGCTCACGATCTGCGTCCTGATAACCCCGGACAGCTTCCGGGGTATTCAGCATTTGTTTTCTTAATTCGTCGAGAGATACACCTTTCATTCAATCATCTCCTTTAGCCGCTTTCTCGCCAGTTCTATGGCTGCTGACGGGGTCTTTTCGGTTTTCTTTATGAACGAGTGTAGGAGGTAGATATTGTGCCCAGCTGCGTAAGCATACAGCGTTCTGGCAATATTTTTATCCCCAACCCTTAGTTCAAAAATCCCTCCTCCTATCACCCGGCTATGTGGCATTTTCAGCTGGCCAGTTTCACTCAGTCTTTCTATTAGTCGAAACATTCGACCTCGCAACTCGTCCGGTAGGTCAGTTAGTTCGGAAACAGCTGCTTCGTGGGTTATCACGTTGAACATAGTATAGCCTCCTGCCTGTGATAATTATACTAAAAAGAAAAAATTAATGTAAAGGTGAATTTTCACTTAAAAGTGAAAAATAAGACTGGATTAGATAGGCACGTGGAGTTAAATTTGTTGTCAACGGCGGGACGCCACCCGCAATAACCGACTGAAAAACAGGAGAATATATGAACTACGCAGGTAGTGAGGAAGTCAGAAAGGACCTGGAAAAACTTACTGAAGCGCTGTACGAAGTATATCGCCAGGCTGCTGAATTTGAGAGCAGGTATAAATGGAATAAAGCCACCCTGGTAGAGCGATTAACTGGCGCCGCAGTTGGAATTGCAAAAGACGAGCTGGCTGATGTGTATAAAAAAATTGTAGCAATTGAGCATCAGTTCCAGGACTAACAAAACGGGCCGGACGCCACCGGCCTTACTAAACGACAGGAGACAGAAAATGAAATTTAAACAAGTACGCGAAGAAATGACAGATGTGGCAGTAAGCATGGAATATGTAATGAGGGGATATTATTGGTTAAGCCTTGACGATCTGGCGGATGCCTGTTGCCGTAGCAAGGTTGAGATCGAATTTATACTGGAACAGATGATCTTTTTTGGGATGGCTCACCGTGATAAGTGGGGGCGGTATTCATTAACCCCGGCCTACAGAAATTATCAAGACGCGGCGTAACAGGAATTGGGACCACGGTCCCAATTTTTTCATTGCAAAAACATCACAAAATATTTATCATTTTTCTAAGTTGGGAGATTTATAACCAACACCCTCAAAACCGCCAAATCTGGCGGTTTTTTTATGCCTTGAAAATGGGCGCTACAGTATGTGCCACCATACTGTAGCTTTCAGCCCATGCCGCCTGACAGGGTGAAACAAGGCCCATTGCTGATTGCGCAACAGCAAGAAGAGCCTATCAAAAAAGGCTGTCAAAAACCATGAAAAACACTGTAAAAATAAACAGTGCAAAACTTGTACATGCAGATTCACTGGAGTTTATAAAAACACTTCCTGAAAACAGCATCGATGCCATTATCACGGACCCACCATATTACCGTGTAAAAAATAACGCCTGGGACAATCAGTGGCCTACTGTGGCTGATTATCTGGCGTGGCTGGATGAGTTTTTCGCGGAGTTCTGGAGAGTGCTAAGGCCAGCTGGATCTTTGTATGTTTTTTGCGGGCCAAAGTTGTCTTCGGACACCGAATTATTGTTACGTGACCGCTTCAACGTCCTGAACCATATCATCTGGGCTAAACCCAGCGGAAAGTGGAAAAGGGCAAGGAAAGAAGATTTAAGGGCATATTTTCCGGCTACCGAACATATTCTTTTTGCCGAACACTATGGTTCTGAAGGATTTGCAAAAGGTCAGTCCGGATATGCGACGAAATGCCAGGAGTTGAAAGGGAAAGTTTTTCAGCCACTGATCGATTATTTCCGTAATGCGCGCCAGCGCCTGGGGATTACCGCAGCAGAAATAAATGCCGCAACAAATACGAAGATGTGTAGCCATTGGTTCAGCGCGAGTCAGTGGCAGCTGCCTAATGAGCGACAGTATCTGGCGTTACAAGCGTTATTTAACAAGAAAGCGGAAGAAGCAGGGGTAAATGGACTGATTGAACCGCATAAGGTTTTACGGGAAGAATACGGGGTGTTATCTGCGCACTACAGTGCGTTAGTTATGGAATACGATGAACTGCGCAAACAATATGAAAATTTACGGCGCCCATTCCGCGTGACTAAGGAAGTCCCGTATACGAATGTATGGACCTATCCCCCGGTTCCTTATTATCCGGGCAAACACCCTTGTGAAAAACCGATAGAAATGATGATAGATATCATTTCTGCCAGCACACGTCCTGGCGATGTAGTAGCTGACTTTTTCATGGGATCTGGCTCCACGATAAAAGCAGCGCTGCAACTTGGCCGTCAGGCTATAGGTGTGGAACTGGAAGAGGAACGATTTTTACAGACGGTCTCCGAGATCGAAAATCTATAACCAATAACCCCGCCTGTGCGGGGTTTTTTTATTACCCGCCACGCGGGTGGCGGAGTCATGAACACAGCTATCGAATATGGAAATCCTGATCTCTGGCTGGTTTTACTCATGTTGGCAGCCGGAGCAGTTTCCAGCGCCTTGTTATCCACTAATCCGCTGAATATTCGCCGTCTCATAGGCGACGTTCTGCGCGGAGTAATTGTTGCAATCACTCTTTGGACCTACGGGGCGCTTGGCCATGCCTCAATCCTTCAGGTGATAGTTCTTGCCGGTTTATCCGCAGTGGCGTGGCCGCATACGGTTAACGAAATTACCGGCTTTGCAAAACGAATAATTAGCCGGTTTTTCGGCGGGAGAAATAAATGAATTATGGACTTGTGAGTAAGCGAGATGCTTTGCGGTATGCCGAAGCTGTATGTGATGTTATCGGCCACGGGAAAAATAACGCGGCAGTTGCACTTTGCGTTGAAACCGCTGCAGCAGAGACATTGCTTGGCGATTACAAAGATCCGACACCAACGGGCGCAGGTACGGGGCTGACGCAGGTCGATCTGGGGACATTTGAATGGCTTCGTGATAAGTACAAAAACAGCCGTTACTCCAGCGCACTTCTTAAAGAATTTGGTATCGATTTGAGCAGAACTGTTTATCAGGAGCTAAGAACGTCCCCATTGCTCGCAATGTTGTTTTGCCGTCTTCGATACCTTGCCGTTCCTGAGTCCATCCCGGCAACAAGGGTCGAGCGGGCCAGCTACTGGAAGAAGTATTACAACACTTCCGCAGGGAAAGGTACGCCACAGGATTACATCAATAAATGCCAGCGTGCTGGCGTCGATGCGCTTTTTATTTCATAGGGCGCGAGGAGTAGTTATGAACAGCTTAAAACGAATGGCTAAGGCCTGGTTGCTGATGAATACCGTGTTTGCCGTTCTTATCATCGCGACGCAGCCAGCGTTGGCCAGCGATGAGTTTAGCGTGGATTCGATTATAAAAGCTCTTCCTGCTGGCTGGGCCAGCGTAGTAACCGGGGTATTCATTGTCCTGTATGCAGTCGCACAGCTGCGCGCCGTACTGCCTCCATCAGTGACGAATAAAATTCCGGCGGTAATTATGAAAGTCCTCGACTTTGTTGCTGCAAATTATGCTCATGCGCGCAATGCAGATGCGATTAATAAAGCCGCCCATGATGCAGGGAAGGAAAATGGTCTGTCAGACGATGAGTATCGGGTGATGGTGGAAACAGCGAAAAATAAAGGAGAGTTGCGTGGAAGCCGGATTGAGAGTGCTGGCGATTATCCTGGAGATGATCGTCCAGGCAGTAAAAGTACGCAATGAAAATGAGCGGCAGGCGCGGATTGACTATGCGCGTAATAATCCAGCTGATTATCTGCGTCGTTTTGGCCGGGTGCGCGAGGTCAACACCAGTGGTGCCAACACTGAGTCCGGAACCTTGCGTAGCGGAAAAACCGACGATTAATGTTGTCCATATTAACGGGCATTTTGTCATTTCAGACGGCGATATGGGAAAACTAACTGGCTATATTGCTGCATTAGAGGCGGGTTGTACCGCGCCAAGATAGAGGTTTTATGGCGTTTTTTAAAAGAATATCGACAGAAACAATCCGTCAGAAATTTACGCACTATGGGTTATTCTGGGGATGCGTACCTGTTTACGTAAATATGAGGAATAGTAATTGTCCTGATGTGGCTACCCGAAACTGGATTCCTGAATGGACGCTGGACATTGCTGACTGGATTAGTGCTGCGCCTATTTTCTTAATAACACTAATTAATCCATCGTATGAACCAATGTTTGCAATTAAATTAACAGGCCTGATTGAGGATATGGAATGAAAATTTATATTGCCGGGCCAATGACAGGCAGAGAGAAATTTAATCGAGATGCTTTCAATAAAGAAGCAGATCGTTTAATGAAACATGGCCACACGGTTCTGAATCCAGCCAGCCTGCCAGATGGACTGGCACAGCGTGAATATATGGATATTTGCTTTGCTATGCTCCGTTGCGCAGATGCAATCCTGATGCTACCTGGCTGGCAAACATCCAGTGGCGCTACGGCTGAGTATCACTACGCGTACAAAATGGAATTGCCAGTTTATACAACAATGCATTATCCGCCAGTTGTACCTGTCCAATGAATTAACTGGATTCTTATTTTATTTATCACATCCGGCCACATCATATTTATATTTTGTATATTGATTTTATTTGGAGAGTATGAACGCGTATTACAACGAATTTGATAAATATCCGTCAGCATGGTTAAACAATCTGATTACAGGTGGATTAATAGCTGCAGGACATGTTGATGAGCGTTCAATTACCGATGTATTACCAGAAGATGTTATTGATAAAACACAATGCCACTGGTTCGCTGGTATTGGTGTGTGGAGTTATGCCCTGCGTTTAGCGGGCTGGCCTGATAGCCGCCCTGTATGGACAGCAAGCCTGCCCTGTCAGCCCTGGAGTTCTGCAGGGAAAGGAGGAAAATTTGAAGACGAGCGACATCTCTGGCCTGTGTTTTTCCGACTCGTTAAAGAGTGCCGCCCTCCAGTCATATTTGGTGAACAGGTTTCAAGCAAGGACGGACTTGAGTGGTTCGCTACTGTACAAGCTGACCTGGAAAATGCGGGATATGCCGTCGCAGCGTTTGATACATGCGCAGCGAGCGTCGGTGCGCCGCATATCAGGCAACGGCTTTATTGGATGGCCTACGACCACAGCAAGCAATACAAAGACTGCGATCAAGGACGTAAAGAAAATCATGGCCAGAAAAGCAGCCGGGCGCCAATCGAATTTGCAGGACGTCGCCGTTCTGGCCGGATGGAACACTCCAACAGCCAGCGACAGCAAAGGTGGATACATAGGCGGAAGAATAAGGAATGGGAAGCTGTCAACAGATCGACTGGATGTCACATCACAACTGGCGGGTTGGCCTACAACGATGACAAGCAACGACCGTACAGCTTCGTTACAGGTGGCCCTGGAAACTTACAGAGCGAATGGAACGAAGATGCAGAAGCGTCTTCAGGACATAGCCGCGCTTTGTGGTCCATGCCGTTTGACCTCTTCTGGCGAGATGCTGACTGGCTCTTCTGCCAGGATGGAAAGTGGAGGCCAGTTGAACCCGAATCATTCCCGCTGGCTGATGGGATTGCCAATAGAGTGGGAAAACTGCGCGCCTACGGGAATGCGATAGTCGCGCCACTGGCAGCAGCGTTTATTGCATCAGCGATGGAAGCCATTCACGACTTTGAAAACAGTAGATAATAGAAATGGGACCACGGTCCCATTTAAATACAGACAGTAAGGGGTGTGTATTTATGCCAGCGCGAGCTAAACGTCCATGTCGGCACAAAGGATGCGCGGCAATCACCAACGATGCCAGCGGGTATTGCGATCAACATCGTCAGCAACACGCCGGTGATGGTTGGCGCAATTATCAGGCGGGGAAGAGCAGGCAGGAGCGAGGATATGGTCGCCCGTGGGAAATTATCCGGAAACGTGTTCTCCAGCGCGATAAATATCTCTGTCAGAACCATCGTCGGCAGAACATTGCGAAGAAAGCTACCAGTGTTGACCACATCATACCTAAAGCTCATGGTGGCACTGATGATGATTCCAATCTGGAATCGTTATGCTGGGAATGCCATCGGGCCAAGACAGCCAGAGAGAGACTGAATTGATGGCGTATATCCACTGCACATATTGTGGTTCAAAACTGCATACAGTCGCTAACTGCCCGAAAACGTGGGGTGGTTCATCACGCCGCGCTAATCTTCGCTGTGGCTACTGCGGGCAGTCTGGCCATAACTCTAATGCTTGCCCACACAATGCGAGCAGCGCCCGCCGTCGCGATCTGAATGATGACTTCCATCTTGACTGAAAGGATCACCGCGAGAGTCTGTGATAATGTTGAATTGTGGTGAATGCGCAGGCTGATGCGCGAATGGTAGGGTACAGCCCGACTGGTAATAAAGGAGCCGCCCAGCCAGTCAAGCGAAAGCAGGGTGCATGGGTACAAGTTCGACGACAAAACGAGCCGCCCGTTGTCATGCCGGAGATCAGCACCGGTCGCCATTTAAATGTCAGTGGCTAGGGTCGCTCCCGAAAAGCGGCATCGTCACCGCCTGCCATTGATAATCTGACGAACAACTAAGACGAGGTTGTAATGAAAATCTCATTGGTCGGTGGTCCTTATGATGCGACGGTTTACGACATCGATGTCGACAGAAACGGAATGCCGAAACTTGACGTGCTGTATATGCCACGTCGGCAGACTATTGCAGAAGGACTCATTGACGTTCTGGCTAATGCTCCGATGGCTCCAGTAAAGGATTTGCGCTACCGATTAGTCCGGGTTACTGAGAAAGAATTGGTTAATGGACGCCTGTGTGATTTTCCAACGAAATGGCATTGGGAGTATCACTATGAAGGCTGATGATTGGATTAATGTTGAAGAACAGTTGCCAGAAAGCAAAGAAGGACAGTGGTCGAAAGAGGTAATTGCGCTTAGTGATACTGGTGATGTGTTCAAACTATCCTGCATGGGATCATATTGGCAAAGGTCGAAGGCATTCATTGAGTCCAGTTCAACAAAGATAACGCACTGGATGCCACTGATATATCCAGAATAAAAAATAGGTCGCGAAAGCGGCCTTTTTTATTGGAATCGTTATCTCCAGCATGGGGTAGGGGGGATCAAATCCCTGCCCCCTTTCGCCTTTAAGGACTGCCGCTCCAGGTAGATTTTTGCGCGTGAGAAATAAGAATTTTTTTTTTGAAATATTCAGAGGTGTTTCGGTATGGGATCAGGGGTGAGATCGCCGGGGGCCGGACGTAAACCGAAAGATACAGGAATGCAGGTTAGCTCCCTGACCAGAGCAGTATCTCCTCCCGATGAGCTTCTTGGTGAAATGGCTATCGATGCCTGGAAGAGAACGTGCAAGATCCTGATTAACCGTGGCACGTTCGAAATGGAAGATTGTTATCTTCTTATGGAATATTGCAACACGGTGCAACTTCTTTACGACGCTAACCAGGAAATAAAAAATGATGGGCTTGGTGACGATACTGCTGCCGGAGGGCAAAAATTAGGAGCGGCTGTTAAAGCCAGGAGCAAATATATCAGCGAACTGATCCGGCTTAGTGTTGTATTAAAGCTGGACCCTAATAGCCGCATCAGGAAAAAACAGCCCGGCGATAATAAAAATAGCGGAAACGAATTCGACGAATTTTAATTGGGACCGTGGTCCCATTTTTTATGGATGGATACATGGCGGCATACCCGAACGTCAATCTGGCGAACGCTTATGTACGCGATGTATTAAGCGGGAAAATCGTGGCATGTCGGTTTATCAAGCTGGCGTGCCAGCGCCACTTTGATGACATTAAAAAATCGCTTGATAAAAATTATCCCTATCGGTTCGACAGGGATTTGGCTGAACGGGCCTGCAGGTTTGTTCAGTTGTTGCCCCACTCCAGCGGGGAATTGGCCGGGCAGAAGTTAAAACTGGAACCGTGGCAGTCCTTTGCTTTCTGCTCAATATTTGGCTGGGTCACGAAAAAAGATAAAAAACGCCGATTTCGCGAAGCCTACATTCGGGTAGCCAGGAAGAATGGTAAATCGTTCTTCGCTGCCGGTATTGGCACCTACATGTTTTGTGCTGATGGTGAAAACAGCGCGGAAGTCTATTGTGGTGCTACAACAATGGCACAAGCGAAAAAGGTATTCACCCCAGCCAGACAGATGGCAGACAGGCTGCCTTCGCTGAGGGCTAAATTTGATATTTCGGTTTGGGTGGACAGCCTGACCCGTCCTGATGGTTCTGTATTTGCACCGATAGCAGGGAAACCCGGCGATGGTGATAGCCCTCATTGTGCAATTATCGATGAGTACCATGAACATGATACCGATCATATGTACGAGGCGATGACGCTGGGTATGGGCGCACGCTCACAGCCACTGACACTAATTATAACAACAGCGGGCGTTTCGCTGGAATCGCCCTGCTATGACAAGGATAAAGAGGTTAAGGAAGCCCTGAGCGGTATCATTCAGAACGAACGTCTGTTCGGGCTGATTTATGAGCTGGATGAAGGTGATGACTGGACTGACCCCAGAAATCTGATTAAAGCAAACCCAAATCTGGATGTTTCCGTTAAGTACAGCGATCTCGTTGAACAACTGGAGATTGCAAAGCAGGTTCCCCGTAAGGTTAATGCCTTTAAAACAAAGCGCCTTAATATCTGGGTATCCGGTAAATCCGCGTTTTTTAATATGGAGCACTGGAAAGCTGCAGAAGATAAAAGTCTGCAGCTGGAAGACTTCAAAGACGACACCTGTAATCTGGGCTCGGATCTGGCGCAAAAACTGGATATGAATGCCTTAGTACGGTTATTTACGCGAGAAATTGATGGGAAACGACACTATTACTGCATAAAGCCAAAATTCCTGGCGCCTGAAGATACAGTTAACAGTACCGATCCTAAGCTGCTTAAAACAGCAGACAGATATCGTAAATTTGTTGATATGGGGGAGCTGGAGGCGACCGATGGCGCTGAGGCCGATTACCGGGAAATTCTGGCCAGCATTATCGATATGCGGAGTGTTACCCGTATTGATGAAATAGATATCGACCCGGCAGGCGCGACGGCGCTGCGTCACCTGTTAGAGGATGAGGGTTTCACCTGCGTCGAGATAACCCAGAACTACACCAACATGTCACCGGCAATGAAAGAGCTTGAAGCCGCTCTCGCCGGTGGAAGATTCCATCATGATGGCAACCGTATTCTGACCTGGTGTATCAGCAATGTTATCGGGAAATTTATACCCGGTAGCGATGATATTGTTCGCCCGACAAAGGGAGACAAACAAAGCAAAATCGATGGAGCCACGGCCTTATTTAACGCTATGAGTCGTGCAATGCTGAACGAAAGCAGCGGTGGAAAATCGGTATACGATGAGGAAGACGTAGCGTGTTAATCACATTTATTTGTTTTATCGTTGGCCTCGCCGGGGCTGTATTAATTTCAGGTGGAGCATGGCTTATATCGCCAGCTGCGGGCCTAATTACAGGCGGGCTTATTTGTCTTGTCTGGTCGTTTTTATTGGCCCGTTCAGTATCTGTCGGCATACAAAAATCAGGGGGTGAATAATGTTCATTCCCCAGATGTTCCGGGGTAAATCACGATCGGGAGGCGGTTTTTGGGAAGCGATGCTGGGAGGGGTCAGTTCAAGCCAGAGTAAGGCGGGAATAATTATAACTCCCGAAACAGCGATAGCATTATCGGCTGTCCGAGCATGTGTGACACTTCTTGCTGAATCAGTCGCACAACTACCGTGTGAACTGTACCGGCGGCGCGATAATGGAGGCCGGGAACGGGCCACTGACCATCCTGTTTATGATCTGATTCATTCCCAGCCAAATAAGAAAGACACGTCTTTTGAATATTTTGAGCAACAGCAGGGGTTGCTGGGGCTGGAGGGAAATTGCTACTCGATCATCGACAGGGACGGGAAAGGATATCCACGCGAATTGATTCCTGTGAATCCCAAAAAGGTCATTGTCCTGAAAGGGCCAGACGGGATGCCATATTATGAACTACCAGAAATTGGCGAAACATTGCCAATGCGCATGATGCATCATGTGAAGGTATTCTCGCTGGATGGTTATATCGGTAGCTCCCCCATCCAGACGAACGCGGATGTGCTTGGGCTAAACCTCGCCGTGGAAGAACATGCTTCTCAGGTTTTTCGCCGTGGCTGTACGATGAGCGGCGTTATTGAGCGTCCACAAGAAGCTACGCCTATAAAGAGTCAGGAGAAGATTGATCAGCTTCTGGCTAAATGGACTGATCGTTATTCCGGTATGCGTAATGCTTTTTCTGTGGCGTTGCTCCAGGAGGGTATGAGCTACAAACAGTTATCCCAGGATAATGAGAAAGCACAACTATTACAGTCCAGACAGTGGGGCGTTGAGGAGGTTTGCCGGTTATATAAGATCCCGCCACATATGGTGCAAATGCTGGAGAAGGCGACCAATAACAATATTGAGCATCAGGGATTGCAGTTTGTCATGTACACGCTGCTTGCCTGGCTGAAACGGCATGAAGGCGCGCTGATGCGTGATCTGCTGCTCCCCAGTGAACGTGGCGAGCTGTATATCGAATTTAATGTATCAGGATTGCTGCGTGGAGATCAGAAATCACGTTATGAATCATACGCGCTTGGGCGCCAGTGGGGCTGGTTATCAGTTAACGATATTCGCCGGATGGAAAACCTGCCTCCGATTCAGGGAGGTGATAAATATCTGACGCCGCTGAATATGGTCGACAGCGCGAGTATTTATTCCGGAAATAAGAAGCCAACAGCGCAGCAAATGACGGAAATTGAAGCCATTCTGGCAAGGACTTAAAGAAAACTTTCATCATTATTACAGGCTGACTAATGAAATATATTTTCTATTTAGGCGTGGACATGCTTGTTCTCGTTAGCATTATTGTGGGGTTTCACTTCGGTAATGAGTCTCTTCTGAATATTCCTCATTTTATTGGGTGGTTTGTCGGCATTGTAAATTTATTAGCTCATTTGAGTAAGAAATCAAAAGAGGGTATGGCGAAAAAATATCAGTCACAGCCTCTTTTATTTCGCATATATGACGTCCTGACTGACGTTATCTTTGTGAGTTTCTGTGCCTATCAGGGGTGGATGTTTATGGCCGCAGTATATGCTACGGCTGCGTGCCTGAAAGCTGAGTTTAAGCATTCAATGGAAAAGACTTATGCAAAAGTTGATTAACCTGCCTCATCTGGCAGATCAGGTATTTGGCGTGCCACATTATGCTACGCGCCAGACAATGGACTCGGTTAAAGCGGTGCTTATCCCCCGGATTCAGGGTGCTGTTACCGATGCAGGAATTACTATGGCGTTGACTCCGGATAACCAGCCTGAGCCAGCAATGGAACAGCCAGCAGGTGGTATCGCTGTCATCTCCGTTCATGGGATTCTGGTTCCGCGTCGTGGGCAGATAACGGCGATGTGTACGGAACTGACGAGCTATGAACGCATCCGCAGCCAGCTTTATATGGCGCTGAATGACCCTGCAATTAGCGAAATTGTTCTGGATATAAATTCAGGAGGCGGAGCTGCTGTAGGGTGTAAAGAGCTGGCTGATTATATATTTCAGTCACGTGATATAAAACCAATTACAGCGATCGTGAATTACAGCGCGTATTCAGCTGCATATTTTATTGCGTCAGCCTGCAGCAAAATTATCGTTAGTAAAACAAGCGGAGTGGGTTCAATCGGCGTTATTTTTGAGCATATGGAAGCATCGAAATGGGAAGATAGCGTTGGGCTGAAATTCACCACTATTTATCGTGGTGATAATAAAAATAATGGTACGCCACATGAGCCGCTGAGTGAGCAGGCACATTTGATGTTCCAGGGAATGATCGATGATATGTACGAGATATTTACGGCATCTGTAGCTGAATATCGCGGCATGAATCAGCAGGCTGTTATTGATACCCAGGCAGGACTTTACTTTGGTGCCGATGCTATTACTGCCGGTCTGGCTGATGAGGTGTCAGATCCGCAGTCTGCTATTAACGCTATTGCAGATAAATACAAAAAACCGCAGCAGGCAACGTCAATTAAGCTTCAGGCCGCAGTAATGGACCAGCAAGCAAAAATGTAACCCGACGCGAACGCGTCATTATCAGAAAGCAGCCTCCGGGCTGCTTTTTTTATGCCAAAAAGAGAGAAAAAACATGGATCATATTGAAGAATTACGTCGTGAACGCGCGGGTATTAATCAGCAGGTTCAGGTACTGGCAGCAGTTGAAGCCGGCGGCGGTACGTTGACGGCAGAGCAACTGACGGAGTTCGCCAGCCTGCAGCAGCAGTTTGGTGATATCAGCGCCAAAATCGACCGTCTGGAAGCGGCTGAACGTGCGGCAGCTGTTGTGGCAAAACCAGTTAAAGCGACGCAGCAGGCACCTGCTGTCAGCGTTAAAACAGAGCCTAAGCAATATACCGGCGCCGGGATGACCCGTCTTGTTATGTCGATTGCAGCTGCACAGGGTAACGTTCAGGATGCTGCAAAATTTGCGGCAGAAGAACTGAATGACCCATCTGTATCGATGGCTATTAATACGGCGGCGAATTCTGGTGGAGTTCTTATCCCGCAAAACCTCCACAGCGAGGTGATCGAACTACTGCGTGATCGCACCATCGTTCGTAAGCTGGGCGCCCGCTCTATTCCGCTGCCGAACGGCAATATGGCGTTGCCGCGTCTGGCAGGTGGGGCGACGGCGAGCTATACCGGCGAAGGTAAGGATGCCAAAACGTCAGAAGCACGCTTCGACGATGTGAAACTTACCGCTAAAACCATGATTGCGATGGTGCCTATCTCTAACCAGCTGATTGGTCGCGCCGGGTTCAACGTAGAGCAACTGGTATTGCAGGATATTCTTACCGCGATTTCTGTCCGTGAAGACAAGGCCTTTATGCGTGATGATGGCACCGGCGATACCCCAATCGGGATGAAGGCCCGCGCTACGGAATGGAACCGTCTGAAGGAATGGGATTCCGCTGCCGACATTAACCTGAATACGATTGATACGTATCTCGACAGCATCATCCTGATGGCAATGGATGGTAACAGCAACATGATTAGCTGTGGCTGGGGTATGTCCAACCGTACCTACATGAAGCTATTTGGCCTGCGTGATGGTAACGGTAATAAGGTTTACCCGGAAATGGCCCAGGGATTGCTGAAGGGGTATCCAATCCAGCGAACCAGCGCGATTCCTGCAAATCTGGGTACTGGTGGTAAAGAGTCAGAGATTTATTTCGCCGACTTTAACGATGTCGTTATTGGTGAAGATGGCAACATGAAAGTGGCGTTCTCGCAGGAGGCGTCATATCAGGATGCAGACGGGAATCTGGTATCAGCGTTCTCGCGTAACCAGTCTCTGATCCGTGTCGTTACAGAGCATGATATCGGCTTCCGTCATCCGGAAGGTATGGTGCTTGGCACTAAGGTTCTGTTCTAACCACTGACGAATATGGCCCGCAAATGCGGGCTTTTTCTTTTTCAGGAGAAAAGTAATGGCAGGTAAGACACCAAAAACCGCAGTTAAAAATGAAGGTGCTGCGGATACAGACCAAACCAGTACCTATGAAGATGGGACCGCGGTCCCAACGGAAGAAACCACAGTTAAAAATGAAGGTACTGCGGATACTGACCGAACCAATGCCCATGAAGATGGGACCACGGTCTCAACGGAAGTTAACGTAGAACGTAAGGCTGTAACATTTCTGGGACCATATCATCGCTATTCCCGCGGTGATGTAGCCTGTTTCGATGTTCAGTATGCGGAAGCATTGGTTGAACGACGAATTGCCGTCTGGCCAGAAGATGCGAAAAAAGTATTAAGTCCCCAGTCGGGAGCCAGTGATCATGATACTGACATTGGATGAAGCTAAGACGCAGCTCCGTCTGGAGCTGGATTTTACCGCTCACGATGAGTTGTTGTCATCGCTGATTAATGCCGCACAACGAAGCATAGAAAGAACCTATTACTGCAGGCTGGTTGAGAGTCAGGAACAGCTCGATGCGCTGGGTGATGGTGAAAATGGCTACGTTATTGATGACGATATTAAGCTGGCAGCGAAAATGATGGTCTCGCAGTGGTATCTCAATCCAACAGGAACTGGTGACGAGTCTCCTGCCGATCTGGGCGTTGAATATCTGCTGTTTCCACTCATGGAGCATACCGTATGAGTGATAAACCACTTCGCCCCGGTGAACTGAACTGCCGGATAAAACTGAGCCATATTGAAACCGGGCGTGGGCCGCTTGGTGAGGAGCTTCCTGCCAGAGAGGTTCTGGATGGTGAAGCATGGGCTAAAAAGGAGCTGGTTTCAGGCCGTAAGGTTCGAACGCTGGATCAGCAACAGGTGGTTGAAACCTGTCTTTTTACGTTGTACCCGCGTGCAGTTGATATTGACTGGAAAGTCGCCACGACGAACCGAATTTATACGGTCAGGAACGTTGAGCGACTGGCAGATCGCATCGTTATAACCGGGGAGGCAGATACACGTCATGATCGAGTCAGCAATTAAGACGGCGCTGGAACGGATTACAGGGATGGCGGCTTATCCGCTTTTACTTCCGGATACTGTACAGGCAGGCGTGACGTTTCAACGAATTTCTGATCCGGGAATCTACGCCGGACTATTGCGAACAGGTTTGATTGCAGGCCGCTTTCAGATCTCACTTTACCTCCTGGACTCCTATACAGACCTGTTGCGACTGGACAGGAAAATCTGGTCCGAATGGAAGCAGATCGTACACGGCCAGCTTGACGGTTTTCCGGTTCAATATGTTGATCGAGGAGGGATTCATCAGGATAAAACAACCCTGACAAACGGGCGTAACCAGTACCGACTGGTTCGTGACTTTACCTTTGTTTATCCGGAATCAGCCGAATGATCAAAATGGAAGTTACAGGCCTGGATGATCTGGAACGCCAGCTGATGGCCCTCGGAGAAAAAGTCGGTACAAAAGTCCTTAGAGATGCTGGTCGGGAAGCGCTAAAAGTTGTTGAAGAGGATATGAAACAACATGCTGGCTACGACGAAACATCTACAGCACAGCATATGCGTGACTCTATCAAAATACGCAACTCCAACCGAAAGAGCCGTGGTAGCACAGTAGTAACACTGCGGGTCGGTCCCAGCAAACAACATTATATGAAGGCATTAGCGCAGGAGTTCGGAACGGTTAAACAGGTGGCAGAACCGTTTATCAGACCAGCGCTGGACTATAACGTCCAGACTGTGCTGCGTGTGTTAGCTGTGGAAATCAGAAACGGCATTCAAAACAGGTAGCGACCGCTGCCAATATACAAAGAGAGAAAATTATGGCTGATCAAAAAACATCGCCAGAATATGCGATGCTGCCTGCCGGAACGATCGTCAAGTACGGCGAGGTTGGTGACGCTGAAGCAGCACTGAAACCTCTGGTTAACTGTAAAGCACTTGGAGCGACCGGTCAGACAGGAAGCTTTGTCGATTGCACCACGCTTATTGATACAAGTAAGCAATCCATTTCCGATTTGCCGGAAGGGCCGGAAAAATCGCTGGGATTTATTGACGATCCGACGAACAGTGATTTTGCAGCGTTCCTTAATGCAGCAGAGCAGCGTAAAACTGTCCAGTTTTATATCGAACTGCCTAATGGCCGGACAGCATCAATGATTCTGGCGCTGGCTGGCTGGCAGGTTAACGAAATCACCGCCCCGGCCAGCGAGGTTATTCAGATTACCGTTCAGGGTAAGCAAAATAATATTAAGTGGGGAACAAAATCCGCAGCCCCGTCGGCACCAGGTAGTTAATTACTTATCTCTGACTATATCGCCGCCTGTTTATGGCGGCTTTTTTATTTTCGTTATACAGGATGAAATATGTCTGAATTTAACCTTTCAAAACTGAAAACAGCGCTGCTTAAAACTAAATCTGAGCCAGTTGAGACGGAAATTCTTGGCACAAAAGTTTATTTGCGCCGACTGACTGCAGCTGAATTGATTGATCATGAGGATGCGCTGATTGAGGCCCAGACAGAAGGTAATTCCCGTAAGGCGTCTGAGCTTAGTGTGCAGATCGTTGTCGACAGTCTGGTAACACCAGATGGTGAGCCAATTAAAGATAGCGATAAACCTACAGCACAGGAACTGCTGGCGGCACACGACAACGTTGAGCTTCTGGATGCTATCGATAAGGTCAAAAAACATTCCATCGGTAAGCTGGAAACCGCCGAAAAAAACTGAGTGACTCGCCCTGGCTGGAGCTGATTTTCTGGCTGGCCGATCGCTGGGGCGAGCCTGACCCGTCAAAAATTGCCGCACTGCCGGCAGACATACTTTTCCACTGGCGTGCTTTCTTCCTGAAACAGGGCATTTTTCAACGGCCCGAAGCAGAAGATATAAGCGCATCCACGCCATCTGTTGAATCATCTCCCGCAACGGTTAATCAGAGTATTGATGATCAGTGTGCGGCTGTTATGAGGGCATTAATGTAATGGGTGACGTTGCCTCTCTTGCCGTCGGGCTGCATCTCAATGCAGCTAATTTTAAATCACAGCTGATGAGCGCCTACGGTGATGCCGACAACCAGTCACGCCGTTTTAACCGTAATGCCCAGGCTGATGCTAAAAAAACAGAGGATGCATACCGGCGTGTTTCTGAGTCCGTAACCGGGCTTGCTGGCAGGCTGGCAGGATTTGCCGGAGCTGGTTTATCACTCGGTGCAATCATCAATACGACTCGTCAGTACGCACAGTCATTATCTGATTTACAGGCTATTACTGGCGCCAGTACTGCGCAGATGAAGTTATACGATCAGGCGGCACAGGAAATGGGCCGCACGACTGAATACAGCGCATCGCAGGCGGCTGAGGCTATCAAACTGATGGCCTCGGCTAAACCAGAGCTTCTGAGTACCTCTGAAGGGCTTTCTGCTGCTACCAAAAGCGCCCTGACGCTGGCGCAGGCAGCAGGTACGACGCTCCCGGATGCAACCAGAACACTGGCACTGTCATTAAACCAGTTTGGCGCCGGTGCGGAACAGGCCGATCGCTATATTAACGTACTGGCCGCAGGGGCTAAGTACGGCTCGTCTGAAATAGTGGATACCGCCGCTGCCATTAAAAATGGTGGCGTGGCGGCAGCACAGGCAGGCGTAGGGTTCGAGCAGCTTAATGCTGCAATTCAGGTACTTGCTGCGCGAGAAATTAAAGGTGGCGAAGCAGGGACAGCTTTACGTAACGTTATCCTCAACCTTGAAAAAGGGGCGGACAAAAGCCTGAAACCATCTGTCGTTGGGTTAAGCCAGGCGCTGGCTAATCTTGCAGGGAAAAATCTGTCGACGGCACAGGCAGTTAAACTTTTCGGTGTGGAAAATATCACTGCGGCATCGATACTGGTTGATAATCGGAGCAAACTGGATGAATTGACCACTGCGCTGACAGGAACGCAGACGGCACATGAGCAGGCTGCCATCAGGGTTAATAACCTGAACGGTGATCTCATGGGGCTAACCTCCGCGTTTGAGGGATTAATTCTGAAGGTTGGGCAGAGCGGAGATGGCCCGCTGCGCAGTGGTGTTCAGACCATTACAGAAGCGCTGAACGGGCTGGCGGATAATTTTAATACGGTTGCCAACGTAGCGCTGTATACGTTGATTCCTGTTATAGCTACAAAATTGACTGCAGGAGTTCGCGGGAATATTAGTGCCTGGCGTGAAAATCAGGTGGCAGTGAAGGCCGCCGCACAGGCACAGGCAGATATAGCCAGGAAAACGCTGGAGAGCACATCTGCAATTCTGGCGCAGAATAATGCTGAATTTGGCCATTATCGTGAGATGGAAAAAAAGGCCAAATTATATGGTTTGAATGTCAGTTACCAGAGTGATTTTAACCGCCTGATCAGGCAGGAAACTGAGCAGACATTACTGGCCACACAGGCAAAATATCAGCTAAATATAGCCAATAAACAGTTGTCTATATCAGCGCGCGCTGCTTCAGTTGCTATTGGGTTGGCCAAAGGAGCGCTGGCATTGGTTGGCGGGCCATTTGGAGCAGCCATGCTGGCAGGGTCAGCATTGCTATATTTTCATCAAAAGGCCAAAGATGCGCGGCAGTCGGCAATAAACCTGAAAGATGCTGTTGTTGAAACCAATGAAGAACTAAAAAAACTGTCGCTTAACCAGCTCAACGTGAAACAGCTGGATATTGATGAACAGTTTGAGAATCAGGTTATTCAGCGAAATAAACTGATTAAACAGATTCAGGATGCGGACAGCCGTATTGATGGATTGAGCGGCTTCGATCCTTTTGGACAGCTTAAAGGCGTACAGAACGATAAAACCCGCTACAAAGGGGATCTTGATGCCGTTGAGCAGGGGTTAAAACTCCTCAAAGAACGAAAAAAAGTTATCAAAGAGGCGATAGAACAGGCTAAATCAGGGAAGACCGGCCCCACGCCTAAGCCGAATAAACCCGGAAAAAATGATACAGGACGTGACAAACCTAATACCACTTGGAGTGGAGAAGGCGGGGATACTGATAAGGAGAAAAAGGCAAAGGTTAACCAGTATGAACAACTGCGGCGTGAAATCGAGGCGGCGCACGCGTCCAGTCTTGGCCGTATCAACCTACAAGAGCAAGAAAGTTCGAGGAAGCTGGTTGAAGCGGCGAAGAAAAACGGCGTCAGTGATGCAGATCTCCAGAAAACCCTTTTACTGAATGCGGAAAACTACCAGAAAAAGCGTTTCGAACTGGCGGAGCAGTATGCGCCAGTCAGAGCGTCGCTGAATAAAGAGCGCGAAGCAAGTCAGGAGTTAAAATCCCTTTTAGATGCTCGCCTTCTTACGGAAAAAGAGTATCAGACGGCCCGAATTACGTTGGCACAAAGTACGGCCCGTGAACTGTTACAGGCCCAGGCTGATGCGGCATCTGCACCGTTGCTTAATATAGCCGGGACAGTAGACCCATTGGCAGATCTTCGCAATCAGCTAACCCAGCGCCAGGCACTACTGCAGGCATATTATCAGAACGATGCGATCAGCAAAGAGCAATACGAAATGCTGAAGCAAAAAGCCGCTAAGGATTCTGCTGATTCACAATATCAGACGGCTGTAGAGCTGTATCGCTCGCAAGGTGATCTCAATAATCTGAGTATTGGTCTGTTTGAGACTGCGCAGGAACGAACCAGTAATATGCTAACCGGGTTACTGATGAATACGCAGTCGTTCCGGGATGGCATGGTTAGTATGTTTGCATCACTGGCGCAGTCAGTTATTAAAAACCTGACAGATATGGCCGCGCAGGCCCTGCTGACTAATACAATCCTGAAATCCATCATGGGAATTGGATCAGGAATATCAGGCGGTTTAGGTGAAAGTACCGGAACGGCTATAAGTAGTTTTGCCAGCAGCTTTGAATTTAACGCCAATGGTGGTGTTTACGATTCCCCGTCGCTGAGTTCGTTTAGTAACGGTATTTATAATACCCCTACGTTGTTTGCTTTTGCTAAAGGTGCCGGGGTATTTGGGGAGGCTGGCCCGGAGGCAATTATGCCGTTATCCAGAACGGCGGATGGTGTACTTGGTGTCAGAGCGTTGCGAGATGCTGATGCCAGCAGTCGTGATGGTCGCGCCAGTCAAATGGTGTATTCCCCCGTTTATCATATTGCTATCCAGAATGATGGGAAAAACGGAGAAATCGGTCCACAGGCTGCCAGAAACCTTATCCAGATGATCGATTCACGGGTACAGATAACGATGCAGTCCATGCGTCGTGATGGCGGAATGTTGAGCGGGTGATCAATGAAAACATTTTACTGGATACCACGAGAGGGGATGCAGTCATCAGTTACGCCAGCGGTACAGACTGTTAAATTCGGGGATGGCTATGAACAACGAAGACCTGCAGGACTCAATTTCAGGTTAAAAAGTTTTAAGCCTGTATTCAGAGTTACGTCGGAGGAAGAGCGTCAAGCGCTGGAAGATTTTCTTTTTGATCACTCCGGGGTTAAGGCATTTTTATGGCGCCCACCAAAACATAATCGGACAATCAGAATCGTCTGCAGGGAATGGTCTGTTACGGATTATGCCTGTTATACAGATTTTAATTGTACGTTTGAGCAGGTTGTTATTTAGGAGCACAGTATGCAGGATATTCCATTGTCAACGCTGACTGAAATTACCCGGACAGAACAATCTGCACAGGTAGTTTTATGGGAAATAGATCTGACAGGAATTGGTGGCGATCGTTATTTTTTCTGTAACGAGGCGAATGAAAAGGGAGAGGCAGTTACCTGGCAGGGACGGAAGTATGATGTTTATCCTATAGAGGGTAGCGGATTTGAAATGAACGGCAAAGGTGCAGCTGCGCGCCCGTCACTCAAGGTCTCTAATCTTTACGGTATGGTGACCGGTATGGTGGAGGATTTGCAAAGCCTGGCCGGGGCGACGGTAATACGCCGGAAGGTATACGCGAGGTTTCTCGATGCCGTGAATTTCCACAGTGGCAATCAGGAGGCAGACCCGGAGCAGGAATCTGTCAGTCGCTGGGTGATTGAGCAGTGTAGTGAACTAACGTCGGTTAGTGCGACATTTGTCCTGGCAACGCCGACTGAAACTGATGGCAGCGTTTTTCCTGGGCGTATCATGCTGGCCAACACATGTACATGGATTTACCGTTCTGATGAGTGCGGTTATGCTGGCCCAGCAGTAGCTGACGAGTTTGACCAGCCGACAGCAGATCCCGCAAAGGATGCCTGCAGTCGCTGTGAACGTGGTTGTTCATTGCGGAATAATACAGAAAACTTTGGAGGTTTCCTGTCTATTAACCGTTTGTCATAGTGCAATTCCGTTTAGTATTCCGTCAGTGTGTTGACTATACGCTGTTATTACAACCTATTTTTATGTTAATCTGCGGAAAACATAAAAATCGGATGGGAATATGAAAAGAAATTCAATAATTATTGTGGTTATATTTATTATAGCCGTAGCATCCCCTTTTTTACTTACCTCTAAAGGCGATGCAGAAAAGGCCGCATTAATAAGCCTTTGCAGTGACATGACAAAAGGCATGATGAAATCACCAGGTAGTTATATAATGGATTTTGCTAAAATTAATATAAAAGATGGGAATGCTGAGGAGGGAGCTAATGGATATAAAAGCGCCAGCGTAAAAAATGCAATCCTTTCTGGTGAAATGCCTTATCGTGTAGCGGATGTTCTGATTAATTATGAATCAAAAAATCCATTTGGAGTAAGTCTGGCTGGCAATGCTTATTGTAGATATTCAATGATTGGTTCTGCTGGTAGTGCAAGTTATAAAATATTGTCTGTTAATATAAATGATATGAATCTATCAGAAATTGACATAATGTCTCTTTCTGACCTTAGAGAATATAAAATAAACGAAAACAGTTATTTTAATAGAATAAAATATCTGCTATATAAAATCAAACAGCTAGTTAATTAAAAATAAAACCGCTTCGGCGGTTTTTTTTATTTCTCGGAGCCAGATATGAATAGTGATGACATTCTGGCGCACGCCCGACGGTGTGCGCCTGCGGAGTCGTGCGGCTTCGTGGTGAGAACACAGGCGGGAGAACGGTATCTCCCCTGTGTGAATATTTCTGCCGCGCCGGAGGATTATTTCCGTATGGCGCCGGAGGACTGGCTGAGGGCTGAAACGCAGGGGGAGATTGTGGCGCTGGTTCACAGCCATCCTGGTGGCCAGCCGTATCTGAGCGATGTGGACCGCAGGCTGCAGGTTCAAAGCGACCTGCCGTGGTGGCTGGTATGCGACGGGCAGGTACATAAATTCCGCTGTGTACCACACCTGACCGGACGGCATTTTAAACATGGGGTTTTTGACTGTTACACGCTGTTCCGTGATGCCTATCATCTGGCGGGGATTGATATGCCGGATTTTCACCGGGACGACGACTGGTGGCGGCATGGTGACAATCTCTATCTGGATAATCTGGAGACGACGGGGTTTTACCGTGTCAGCGCAGCCAGTGCGCAGCCCGGCGACGTGCTGATTTGCTGCTTTGGCTCCTCCGTTCCGAACCACGCAGCGATTTACTGCGGCGACGGAGAGCTGCTGCACCATATTCCTGAACAACTGAGTAAACGTGAGAGGTATACCGACAAATGGCAACGACGCACGCACTCCATCTGGCGACACCGGGCATGGCGCGCATCTGCCTTTACGGGGATCTGCAACGATTTTGCCGCCGCGTCAGCCTGCAGGTAGCCAGTGGTGCTGAAGCTGTCCGGGCACTGGCGGTACAGTTGCCCGGTCTCCGGCAGAAACTGAACGACGGCTGGTATCAGGTACGCATAGCCGGAGACGATGTTACGGCTGATACCCTGACAACCAGCCTGCATGACCCGCTGCCGCCTGGCGCGGTGATTCATATTGTGCCGCGTCTGGCCGGGGCCAAACCTGGCGGGGTGTTTCAGGCGGTGCTTGGTGCGGCGCTGATTGCCGTTGCCTGGTGGAACCCGGCAGGCTGGCTGGGAGCGGCGGCGGTATCCGGTATGTATATGACCGGCGCGTCGATGATTCTGGGCGGTGTGGCGCAGATGCTGGCACCCAAACCCAAAATGTCCGAAATGAGGCAGACCGATAACGGCAGGCAGAACACGTATTTCTCGTCGCTGGATAATATGGTTGCCAACGGTAACACGTTGCCGGTGCTGTACGGCGAGATGCAGGTGGGGTCACGCGTGATTTCCCAGGAAGTCAGTACCGCTGATGAAGGAGATGGTGGTCAGGTTGTGGTGATTGGCCGCTGACAACAGAACAGATTCAGACAGAACCGCCTACGGGCGGTTTTGTCGTTTTACGGGGTTAATAAATGGGAAAGGGCGGCGGAAAAGGGCATACGCCCCGCGAGGCACCGGATAACCTTAAATCCACGCAGCTGCTGAGTGTCATCGATGCCATCAGCGAGGGACCGATAGAAGGCCCGGTGAACGGTCTGCAAAGTGTTCTGGTAAACCAGACGCCGGTGGTGGACCGAGACGGTAACACGAATATCCACGGCGTGAAGGTGGTATACCGCGTCGGTGAGCAGGAACAGACCCCGCTGGAGGGATTTGAATCGTCCGGCGCCGAGACGGTGCTCGGCGTACAGGTCAGACACGACAATCCGGTGACCAGGACCATCACGGCTGCAAATATTGACCGCCTGCGTTTTACGTTCGGCGTGCAGTCACTGGTGGAGGCCAACAGCAAGGGCGACCGCAATCCGACATCGGTCAGGCTGCTGATACAGATCCAGCGTGACGGCGTCTGGGTCACTGAAAAAGATATTACGATTAACGGGAAAACCACCACGCAGTACCTGGCTTCCGTGATGGTGAATAACCTCCCTCCCCGTCCGTTCGGCATCCGGATGTCCCGCGTGACGGCGGACAGCACCAGTGACCAGTTACAGAACAACACGGTCTGGTCGTCGTATACCGAAATTATTGATGTCCGTCAGCGCTATCCCAACACTGCCGTGATTGGCCTGCAGGTGGAGTCTGAGCAGTTCGGCAGCCAGCAGGTGACGCGAAATTACCATTTTTTCGGGCGGATTATTCAGGTGCCGTCGAATTACGATCCGGTAGCGCGAACCTACAGCGGCATCTGGGACGGCACGTTCAAGCCTGCATACAGCAATAATCCGGCGTGGTGTCTCTGGGATATGCTGACTCATCCCCGTTATGGCATGGGACAGCGAATCGGCTCGGCGGACGTGGACAGGTGGGCGCTGTATGCAATAGGCCAGTACTGCGACCAGATGGTCCCTGACGGATTCGGCGGGACAGAGCCGCGTATGACCTTTAATGCGTATCTGGCACAGCAGCGTAAGGCCTGGGATGTGCTGACCGACTTCTGCTCCGCCATGCGTTGTATGCCGGTGTGGAACGGGAAGATGCTGACCTTCGTGCAGGACAGGCCCTCGGATACAGTCTGGACCTATACCCGCAGCAATGTGGTAATGCCGGATGAGGGTACACCGTTCCGTTACAGCTTCAGTACGCGGAAGGACCGCCATAATGCGGTAGAGGTGAACTGGATCGACCCTGATAATGGCTGGCAGACATCCACGGAACTGGTGGAAGACACGGTCGCCATCAGTCACTACGGACGCAATCTGGTAAAAATGGATGCGTTTGGCTGTACCAGTCGCGGGCAGGCGCACCGCGCCGGGCTGTGGCTGATAAAAACGGAGCTGCTGGAAACCCAGACGGTTGATTTTAGTGTGGGTGCGGAGGGGCTGCGCCACGTTCCCGGTGATGTGATTGAGGTTTGCGACGAGGATTATGCTGGCATCAGCCTGGGCGGGCGGATTCTGTCCGTTGACCGCGCCCGCCGCATTCTGACCCTTGACAGGGAGATTACCCTGCCGTCGTCCGGCACCACGCTGATAAGCCTGGTGGATGGCGAAGGCTTGCCGGTCAGCGTGGACGTGCAGTCTGTTACCGACGGTGTGCAGGTTCAGGTCAGCCGGATACCGGACGGCGTGGCGGAATACAGCGTCTGGGGGCTGAAACTGCCGTCGCTGCGCCAGCGTCTCTTCCGGTGTGTGGCTGTCCGGGAAAACGACGACGGAACGTATGCCATCACCGCCGTACAGCATGTGCCGGAAAAAGAGTCCATCGTGGACAACGGGGCATCATTCGATCCGCAACCCGGAACGATTCACGGCACCGTTCCCCCGGCGATACAGCATCTGACCACAGAAATTCTGGCGGAGGAGGGACAGTATCAGGTACTGGCGCGCTGGGACACACCGCGAGTCGTTAAGGGCGCCTCGTTTTCTTTGCGCCTGAACGTGGCGGCGGAAGATGGCAGTGACCGGCTGGTAAGCAGCGCAGGAACGCCGGATACGCAGTACCGGTTCCGGGGGCTGACGCCGGGGCGCTACACCCTGTCCGTCAGGGCGGTGAACAGTCAGGGGCAACAGGGAGACCCGGCCAGCACACAGTTCAGCATCTCCGCGCCGGCGGCACCATCATTTATCGAACTCACCCCTGGCTATTTCCAGATTACAGCCACACCGCGTCAGGCGGTATATGACCCGACGGTGCAGTATGAGTTCTGGTTTTCAGACGCGCAGATTACGGATATCCATCAGGTGGAAAACGCCGCACGATATCTGGGAACAGCGCTGTACTGGATAGCGGCCAGCGTGAATATCAGGCCCGGCAGGGATTACTATTTTTATATCCGGGCGGTAAATCAGGTCGGTAAATCCGCATTCGTGGAGGCTAAAGGGCAGGCCAGCAACGATGCGGCGGGTTACCTGGATTTCTTCAAAGGGAAAATCACCGAAAGCCACCTGGGGAAAGAACTGCTGGAGAAGGTGGAGCTGACGGAAGACAACGCCAGCCGGCTGGATGAGTTTTCGAAAGAATGGCAGGACGCGAACGGAAAGTGGAATGCCATGTGGGGCGTGAAGATAGAGCAAACCGAGGACGGCAGGCATTATGTGGCTGGTCTGGGCCTGAGCATGGAGGATACGCCGGACGGGAAGGCGAGCCAGTTTCTTGTGGCGGCGGATCGCATTGCATTCATTAACCCGCAAAACGGAAACCAGACTCCCGGATTCGTCATGCAGGGCGACCAGATAATAATGAACGAGGTGTTCCTGAAATATCTGAGCGCGCCGACCATCACCAGTGGCGGGAATCCTCCTGCGTTTTCCCTGACGCCTGACGGTCGTCTTACTGCGAAAAATGCGGACATCAGTGGGCATATTAATGCTATTTCGGGGGCGCTGAATAACGTCGTTATTGCTGAGGACTGCACGATTCAGGGGACGTTGCGGGCCGAACGTATCCTCGGCGATATAGTCAAAGCGGTGGGTAAAGAGTTCCCGTATTTCAGGGAGCCAGCCACCGGAGCAAAGCGTTACGCCAGTGGCACACTGACCGTTCAGATAGATGACGACCAGTCATTTGACCGCCAGATTATTATCCCCCCCATCAATTTTCAGGGGAGTTATTACGGACGCAATGATACGTGGGATACGTGTACGCTGGAAGTGCGCCGCAATGGCGCGCTGATTTACAGCGGAACGAGCAGCAGCGTTCCTGAGTCATACGGCGCCACGCTGGATATGCCCGCCGGAGGCGGCATTGTCACACTGACATTTAGTGTCAGTACCAGGGGGAACAGCACAGGATGGCCGAATTCCAGAATAAGCGATCTGATTCTGATGGTTGTTAAAAAATCCACTGCAGGGATTCGTATCAGTTAAATCATTAAGAGCCGCGTAACGCGGCTTTTTTTATGGAGGTAATATGCCAGTACTTATTTCCGGCGTACTGAAAGATGCCACGGGAACGCCGGTACAGAACTGCACCATTCAGCTGAAGGCCTGCCGGACCAGTACGACGGTGGTCGTGAATACGGTGGCATCGGAAAATCCGGATGACGCCGGGCGCTACAGCATGGATGTGGAGCAGGGGCAGTACACTGTCACGCTCCTGGTGGAAGGGTATCCCCCGTCACATGCCGGAGTTATTACGGTTTACGATGATTCAAAACCGGGCACCCTGAATGATTTTCTGGGGGCCATGACGGAAGACGACGTCCGCCCGGAGGCGCTGCGGCGTTTTGAGGCGATGGTGGAAGAAGTTGCCCGCCAGGCATCGGAGGCATCGCGGAATGCCACCGCCGCAGGGCAGGCATCTGAACAGGCGCAGACATCAGCAGGTCAGGCATCGGAAAGCGCCACGGCAGCAGTGAATGCAGCCGGAGCGGCAGAAGCATCAGCCACACAGGCAGCCTCATCCGCAGCATCTGCGGAGAGCAGCGCAGGTACGGCGACCACAAAAGCCGGGGAGGCATCAGCCAGCGCGGCGTCGGCTGACACAGCCAGAACGGCGGCAGCCGCATCGGCAGCCGCAGCGAAAACATCTGACGCGAATGCAGATGCCTCCCGTACTGCCGCCGGAGATTCAGCTGCTGCCGCAGCCGCCAGCGCGACGGCGGCGCAGACATCAGCAGCGCGCGCCGGAGCATCCGAAACCGCCGCGAAGACGTCAGAAACGCAGGCGGCTTCCAGTGCCGGTGATGCAGGTGCGTCAGCCACTGCGGCGGCAGCGTCGGAAAAGGCGGCAGCCGCATCGGCAGCCGAAGCAAAAACATCTGAGACAAACGCAGCAACGTCAGCAAGTACATCAGCGGCCAGCGCAACAGCCGCCTCGTCATCAGCATCGGAGGCATCCACTCACGCCGCCGCATCTGATACCAGCGCATCACTGGCGGCGCAAAGCAGTACTGCTGCCGGAGCAGCAGCCACCAGAGCAGAAGATGCCGCAAAACGGGCAGAAGATATCGCGGACGTGATTTCCCTGGAAGATGCCAGCCTGACGAAAAAAGGTATCGTTAAGTTAAGCAGCGCCACGGACAGTGACAGCGAAGCGCTGGCAGCCACGCCAAAGGCGGTCCATGCTGTCATGGACGAGGTACAGACCAAAGCGCCGCTGGACAGTCCGGCACTGACTGGTACGCCAACAGCACCAACGCCGGAAACCACAGCTGCAGGTATTGAAATTGCCACGGCAGCGTTTGTGGCTGCGAAAGTGGCACAGTTGGTTGGTTCTGCGCCGGAAGCGCTGGACACGCTGAAAGAACTGGCTGACGCGCTGGGTAACGATCCTAATTTTGCCACCACTATCACTAACATGATTGCGGGCAAGCAGCCGCTGGACGATACACTGACGGCGCTGTCAGGAAAAAGCGTTGACGGTCTTATCGAATACGTTGGTTTACGGGAAACCATAAATAGCGCCGCCGGCGCCATGCAAAAATCGCAGAACGGCGGTGATATTCCTGACAAAACGCGATTTGCGAGAACTATCGGCGCTGTGACTTCTACCAGCGTTAC